TCCTTTGCATTAACATCTAATTGTTTTTCTGCAAGCTTTTGTTGTAAGCGTTGCATTAGAATTTTTTTATCTAATTTCTCTTCTTCACTTGTATGAAGTTCATCGACAACTTTTGAAATGGTTGCTAAAGCTCCGTCCTTTCCGCCACCAAGTAAACCGCCGAGTAGATTAAGCACTATGCCGCTCCGCCTGTCATCCAGCTAATTACCCAGAGAACAACGATAGCTACAATAGCCGCCTTGATCCAGTCCTTCATTTTCCAGTCCGACCATTCTTTAATATGGTCCCATAGGTCTTTCAGTAGATTCATACTACCTCCTTCGTTAAGTTGCGAATTATACTATTTAACGCCTTTGAAAGCTACCTTTTTAATTTGAGCATTACTTGTCTGCCCTTTTGGTCCACTTCCTTTATTCTTTTTGTAAACAAAAGGGGAATATACAACGGCTGCATCAGACACAGCAATCGCATTTGGAAACGGATTTTTTTGAGGTACTTCTGTCATTTTCGCATTTTTAAATTTCATATTAGCCTCTCTTTTTTGATTTTGCCATACCGCCCTTTTTCATAAAGCCCATTTTATTACGAACTGTTTTTGGCAACTTTGGAAGTCCTTTATTAGACTTAGGTACTGGTTTTAATCTCTTTTTCATCAGTGGTACGTTACATTATTTTTTTCAATTAAAAAAGATTTATTTACCATATCAAAAAATAATTCTCCTTGTTCAGCGCCCATTTCTTCATGAAGTAAAACTTTTGAGACATTTATCAAAGCTGTAGCAAATTCAACCGGATCCAACTTTTCTGTATCCACGCGGTTTCGAATGCTTTTATACATATCAAAAGCTAACATTTTATGATCGTCTTGGGGCATTCATTTTCTGCAAGCTGATAGCAGCTCTGAGTTGTGCGATGTCTTCGGTAGAGTCAATTTTCTCATCTTGAAGCTTCTCCTTTTGTTTTATCTTCAATAAATCAAGCGCCATTTGATCAGCATCTGATTTTTCTTTTCGTCTTAATTCTGCTGCTTGAAGATCTAATTCCTTCTTACGCAACTCAACAAGACTATCTTCACCCATACCTTCCATCATTTCTTGTTCTTCTGCAACCATATTATTTGTCATGTTGGCAATTTCTTTTGCAATAGCAGCTTCCATCTGCATTGCTAATTGTTGTTGCATCTGCGGATCTTGTGCTTGTTGTAGTTGTTGAGCCATTTGCTGCATTACATTTTGTCTTGCCATTAATGATATATGTTCTGATATGTGTGCTTGCAAGATACTCATCACGGGTAAATTACTTTTAACTAACATACTAGACATGAAAGCACGGTGTGCTTCAATGTGCGCTTGATGATCTTGACCATCGAATGCTTTCAACGGTTTCCCTAATAATGAAATAGAATTCTCGAGTCCCGGATCTGTTGGTTGTGGTTGAGGCGGGGGAGGAAGCAACGCCTCAATGTTATCCACTCCCAATGCAAGATACATACGACGGTATGCTTCTTGCAAGTTATGCTGCTCAGGATTGCTCTGAGCTAATTGCAACTGTAATTGTGCCATCGCTACACGTTGTGACATAGAGAACATGTTTGGATCAGACACAGGAATAACGTCTATTCGGTCATCAAAATCTGTTTGCTTAACTGTTTGATTACCACCCACTACTTGATACGGATACTCTCCTGGCAGTGAGGTAGAAAATAATTTTGCTAATAATTTAAATTCTATTTTTTGTGCGTAGTGTAATCTTTTGTGTATCGCACTCATCACTTTTGCACCTTGCTCCATCATCGCAAGTGTTGTGCCCACAGGAGCATTTGTATTTGTCTCTGCAATCTTCATATCTGCCACGGCAGCAAATCTTCTGCCGGCATCAACACAAAAACCTAAGAGCTGGAATAAAACTTGATCGGGTCCCTTGTAAGGTAAAGGTAATAATCCTTGGCGCAAATCTCCACCTGGTGCATCCACGTCTCTAAACTCTCCCGGCTGTAAAGGATTGTCGTCATCTCGGATACGTAATCCTCTTGCTTTAAAGCCTGCTGGCAAATTTGATAAGGTGCCCGCATCAATAAGTTGACGGAGCGTGGCGGTAGCCGTTCTTGAGAGGCCCCCCAACATATGGATAAGACCAAAACCGTAAAAGCCAAGACCAGGAAGGAACTTGTAGTGAACGAAATATTGTATCTTCTTTTTAAGAGGGTCGTTTTCTCTGTAGTTTCTGTAGATTGATAATATTTTTCCTGAGCCCTCATCGATTGTAACAACGTATGGCAGCTCTATACCAGTCTCTTCGCCTGTTTTCGCGTCTTTATCTTCGAACCCTGGTATGTCTAAATTGCAATGTATTTCATACAAAGTATATGTGTTATCTGCATACTCTGTCTTCTCTACACCCTCTAATTTATCGTATTTTGCCTGTATTTTGTCCTCATCATCGCTCTCTTCAACCTCAATATCCCTATAAAATCCAGCAATTTGCAGTTTTCTAAGCTCGTTTCTTGTCATTTTAACAATCTGACCCACTCTTTCCGCTGTATCTAGGTCAGTTGCCATGTAATTTACGACTAAATCTTCACTTGGCACAAATTTTGACACACATCGTGCCTTATTTCCGTCATAATACACCTTTTTGAAGGCAGAACCTGCTAAAGGTAGGTGAAATAACAGCTGATCCATGTCTGGAGTGTAGTCTTCCATCACTGTTGTGATCTGATAATTCATAAAATCTTGTACTCTGTCCGCTTGCGCGATAACTTCTGGTGTTTCCTGCCCTAAAATTGCCGTTTTTACCGGTCCTTGAGGCGGTAACATCTCTTTAAATGCTTGTGCTTGGAATTGTGTGACTGATTCTGCTAATAATGGGTGCGTTACACCACTTGCCCCTTGAAAAGGCTGGCTTCTTTCATCGTATTTAAACCCTAATAAATCTAATCCTTTGGTATATGCATCTTCCCACTCGGACCGTGAATCGCGATCCGTCTTAAAATCTCCAACTAACTCGGTGGATATAGACGTTAAATCTTCATCGGATAATATTTCTGCTATGTTTTCAAAAAAATCTCCTGTTGATCCTGGTTTGTTAGGATCAAAATCAATTGTAGCGCCACCATCTTGTTCTTCAATAATATCAATGTCTGGATTTACTCTTCCTTGTTCCAACATAACTTCTGCTGCTGGATTAGGCCCATCAACTTCTCTGAAGTTTGGTATGGGTTGTATTTTTTTATCGACGGCCATTATGTAATCCTTGTTTTAGTTCTCTTGCCTTTTTTCATTCTTTTAAATCCACGCGGCGTGATTAGCCCACCTCTTTTACCTTTTCGCGGTTCAAGGAGCGTTGGATTAATACTAAATAACTCTGATTCAATTTCAATGATTTTATCATCATCTTCACTTGATATAGCATCGCTCAATAAATCTAAAAGCTGAGCTACTCTTGATGGTCCTTTTTCTGCCATAAAGCCTCCTAATAATAGTTTCGTTGCATTCCTATTGCCAACGGTTCTGGTTCATAATCTTCTGGATGGACCACAAAATTACCTTGACGGAACCTTAACATAGCTTGGGTCATACTGTCTACTAAATCGTCATGATCACCATAAGGAAATGCAGCGCACTCTTCCACCATGTCTTCTGCCCATCGTTCGTCAGGTCTCCATACCATTCCTGCTTCAAACAATGGAGCAACAGAATTCACACGCACATACTTATCATTTCCTTTGCTCGGTGTAAAGTTAACAACAGGTATCCCCATTGCACGCAGTTCATCCGTGAGTGGCATACCAGAAGCTTTTGCTTCAATTAAAATTGTTTCCGGATCCCAATATTTATATTCTTCCATCGCAACTTTTTTTAATTCTGGAAAATCCCATCTGCCTTTTTTACAATCCATTAATATTGCATGAGGCTTGTAAGAATTTTTTGGATAAAATATTCCCCAGGTTGATATAGCAGAATAATCGGCGGTCTCTTTTTTGCTGTAGGCGGTATCATAACTTTGTATCACGTGTACCATTTCGGGCGGGTCCTCTTTTTTCCATATCTGCCACCACTCTCTTTTAATGATGGAACCTTCTTCCGATGTTGGTTGTTGCTGCCACTGTGCTTGCCACTTCTGTTCAGTCAATGAAGCTTTCACTGCTTCCAATTCTTCTAGTTTCCAATACTCTGGCCAGATTGGCTTATTACTTGGCAATATGGCAGGGAACTCAATAATCTCCCATTTATCTGCTTTTGGTTCTGTTTGTGCTTTTACTAACTGTCCTGTCAAATCTTTCGTGGACCAACGTGTCATAACAATAAGAATTCTACCTCCTGGTTGTAAACGCTGACGAGGGCCCGAGGTATACCATTCGTAGGCACTATCCATTGCCGTTTCTGACAGCGCATCTTGTTCCGAGTGAGGGTCATCAATAATCAAGAGGTCCGCACCACGGCCCGT